TCATGATCATTTTCTCGTGTACGTGCCGCAGCTTTGCGGCCCGCTCGGCGGCTTTCGTATCCGGAGTTTGAAGTACAGCAGGGCCCAGACGGTCCCGGCGAATCCGATGATGACGAGGCTGGCTACGATGGGAGGACTCATGTCGTGGTGACCTCGATGTTGGCCGCCGTGAGTTGCGGAGACTGATCGGCCTGCACCACGACGAGCGACTGGTTGGCGGCCGCGAGCGTGATCGGCCGGCTGGACTTCAGCGACGCACCCGAGGAGGTCGTGGCATTGTTCGTCACATATACGCCGGCTCCTCCGGGCGTGCCCGAGGTCTGCGACACGATGGTGGTGTTGGCCGGCACGCCGGTCCCGGTGATGACGTCCCCGACCGAGATCACGCCGCTGACCGAGGCGGCGGTTAGGTTGGTTCCGCTCCCGGTGCCGGTGAAGGTCGCGCCGATGGTCTGCGGCTGGTTGACGGTGTAGGTCCCGGTGCCGCCGCCGCCGGTCCCGAACGCCGTCACGTAGGTGGCGTTCTCGATGAGCGTGCTCGGATCGCTGAGGGCCTGGTCGACGGCGACCGCCCCGGAGACCACGCTGTCGACGGTCAGCGTCGAGCCGGAGATGCGCCCGGTGACCACGGCGCCCGGCGTGTTGGCCGAGCCGACGGTGATCGAGGAGAGTTGCGCCCACGGCCCGAGCGCGGCGATCGCCGGGATGTAGCCGATGGCGATGATCGTCGAGTTGATGCGGGCCTTGGGGATGTTGGCCACGGCGCCGCCGAACGCCGACAGGATCGCGTTCTGGATCTGAAGGCCGGCATCGGACGGCACCAGCGGGCCGCTGACCACGACGACCTTGAAGAGAACCTGGAGCGCGCTCGGGATCTGGTACTTGATCGTGTAGGGGATCGGCGCGGCGTAGAGCGGGTTGTCGTCGTAGACCGTGACGGTCGTGGTGCCGACCATCGGTGCCCCGGCGCCCTTCTTTGAGAAGATCGCCTTGGCGACGTCGTCGGTGGCCCCGCCGGCGACGCAGATGTAGATCGAATAAGCCGCGATCGCGACGCCGCCCACGGTCACGCTGCCGGAGGTGTTGTTGTTGTAGCCGAAGTAGTCCAGCACGCCGGCGACCTTGGCCACCGCTCCGATGATGGCGCCGATCGGCCCGAAGCTGTTGCCGGCGACGCTGTCGCGGCGGCGCTGCTCGAACTCGGACCGGCTCTCGACGTTCTTGCCGACCACGCCAGAGACTACCGCCACCGAGTCCCAGCCCGGGATGGCCTGGTAGATTTTGACGTCGCTCGCGCCGGGGACGGCGGTGGGCCCGGGGATCTTCGCGGCGAACGAAAGCGTGATGCTGCCGCCGGACGGGATCGTGCCGGCCTGAATGCACTGATAGATGTTGCCGGAGACGTCCTTGATCAGCGCCGGCGTCGTGCCGGCCGGAATGACGACGCCCTCGAGCCCGGAGCAGGCGATTTGCAGCGTGGTCGGCTCTGCGGGATCGCGCTCGAGGAAGTAAATGCGCCCGATGGCATCCTGCGAGCGCCCGACGGCGTAGGCCGGGTCGAACTGCTGCGAGTAGTAGACGAAGATGTCGTAGTTGTTCGAGATGATCGCGGCGTTGCTCTGCGCGATCTGGCCTTGCGGCGTCGTGATCTTGTAGTTGAGGGTCTTGCCGAACGCGGCGTCGATGTCGGCCTGGCAGCCGGCGAGGATCGCCGGGCCGGATGGCGCGACGAAGCCGCTGGCTCCGAAGGTCGGCGAGGGGACGTTGGTGCCGACGGTCATCAGCCGACTCCCTGCGGGTTGACGGTGACGAAGTCGGCGAGCTGCGTCGTGCCCTTGGAGGCGGGGGTGACCTGGACCTGCCCGCCGACGCTGCGGCCGGCGAAGCTCCGGATCAGGCACTTCGCCGCCGAGACCGCTCCGGTGGCGCAGCCGGCGACCGCGGCCGCGGCGAACAGCGCCTTCATCAGCGCGATCGAGGGCCGCTTGCCGAAGACCTTGGTGAGGTAGGGCACGCCGATCGTCGTGTCCCAGTAGCACTCACCTTGGAACGTCTTAACGCCGCTGGCGGCATCCTGGGCGAGCGCGTACGGCGCGTCGGCGCGCGCGATGTTGTCCTCGGCGTCGAGCAGGAGATCCCAGGTTGCGGGATCGAGCAGGATGGTGGAGTTGCCCGGCATCAGGTCCCCGGCGTCGGCATGGCGGTCGGAGCCTCGACGTCGCCGTGGCTGTCGTTCGGCTGGGTGTGGCTGTGGGTGCTCGCTCCCACCTGGAAGCCGGAGCCCCAGAAGGCATAAACCTCGCCGGTGAACTTCCCGTCGCCATTCATCAGGAAAGCCCCCCCGCTGGCCGGCGTCAGCTCGAATCCTTGGTCGGTGCTTTCTATCACGTTTCCGAACTTATCGACCAACTTGAAGCCGCCGGCCGACTTGAACAGTAGGAAGTTCTCTGGAATCGCGCCGAACAGCGCCCCGAGGTAGAGGCCGTCGGCGAGGTCGAAGGTCCGCCGGCTGCCCGGATCGGCCTGGTCCTTCGTCGACTTCACGTTCGAGATGTCGCGGTCGCTGATCAGGGCGAGGCCGATGTCGTCGACCTTCGGGTCGGCCACGACGGCGGAGGTCCCGCCCTGCAGCCGCACCCACGGCATGCCGTGGACGGTGCCGTGCTGCGTCGAGTTGCCGTTGCCGTCGAGCATGTTGACCAGCGGCAGCACGTCGACCGTGCCCGGACTCTGCGGCTCGTCGCCGTCGTTGGCGTGGACCGCCTGCACCCGGACGATGCGCACCGTACACATGCGCGACAGGATGGCCGCGATGGCGAACGCGATGACGTTCTGGTCCGAGGCGGTCTCCCGGACGCCCATGTTGCCGTAGCCGATGTCGTCGCTCATGAGCTCGTGCTCGGCGGGAGGGGTTGCGGGTAGCGCGGGTTGTAGGCGTAGATCATCTGCATCCACTCGCCCTTCGGCACCTTCGAGTCGAGGGCGAGGTCGAGCTTTCCCACCGTCCAGATCGAGGACGTGGCGTCGATGCGCTTGAGGCTTTGATCAGTGAAGATGCTGCTCTGGACCTTGATCGCGCCGCCCTGGACGACGCGCGGATCGAAGATGTTCTTCACCATGATTCCTGACGGCGTGAAGCTGGGAAAGCCGATCATCTGGCCGTCGGGGTCCGGCGCGATGAGCGGGATGTCTGCATCGCCACCCGCGCTTCGGGTGCCGTACCGCGGCCAAATCGCCAGCACGCCGCCGAGGACCTCGGCGTTGATGTTGGCGGCGTCGGCCAACTGCCGGACCTGCGACCACACCGAGCCCCACAGGTACGGTGCCGCGATCTGCACCGAGACGCTGTTGTTCTCGAAGCCCCAGCCGGCCTTCGTCGCCAGCTGTTGCATCACCGTGGCGACGTCGGTGCCGCCGGGCGTGAAGCTCGACGAGGCCGCAGGCGCGACCTGAGCCGCGCCGGTCGCCATGCACTCAAACCGCAGTGGGACTTTCGGCTGCGCGTTGTAGTCCGGGATCGCCTGGATGATGTTGCCTACGAAGATTGTCGTCATCCCATCCACCGCATTGCCGGCGGTGATCGTGAGGACGTTGCGCGGGACCAGCTGGATCACCATCCCGAGCGTTGAGAGTTCGTTCATCCACGTCGGTGCCAGTCCCCAGATGTCGACCTGCGCCTGGCTGCCGGTGAGGCCCCCGGAGTTCTGAATCCGCACGGAGGTGCGGAAGCCGGAGAACGTCGCGGAGGTCGCGCCGTTGGTGAACGTCGTCGGCTGGTTGGTGCCTGTATCCTGTGCGAGGTCGACCTTGACGTCGATCAGGCGCTCGACGAACGAGGAGGCGCTCATCAGCCGGTCTCCGCCGCCGCGGTCGCCGCCTGGCTCTGGTCGATGTAGCGCAGGACGTACCGCGAGCCGAGGCCGGTGTAGACCGGGTCCTGCGTTCCTTGCGTGTCCTCGAAGACGAAGTCGCCGAGGTAGCCGAGGTACAGCGAGCGGATGATGCGGTTGAGGTTCTCCGCGATCACGCCGCCGATGATCAGGCTGGTCCCGAGGTAGACGTCGACGAAGAGGCCGTAGGCCGTCTGGTAGACGTTGAGCGTGGTCGCCTGCCCGGCGAGCTGGACCTGCAGCGTCTGGTTCGGGATGGCCTGAAGCGGCACGATCTCAGACATTTTGATGCCCCCCGGGCGGCGATTTATTGCGTGGCGGCGATGAAGCCGGCCTCGTCGAACGAGCTTGCCGACTGCTGCGGCTGCACCGCCCCGGCGCTCTGCTGGCCCGCGATGCCGGGCTGCTGGGTGTTCGAGAACGACGACGTCGCCGTGGTCCGGACCTCTTGCAGCCATAGGTCGACGACGATCAGGCCGACGCCCTGGTCGGCGGCGCGGTCGAAGTCGCGGTGCGTGAAGTTGTAGTTCACGAAGGTCTTCTCCGGGGTGACCACGTCGTAGAGGTCGACGGTGTTCATCACGGCGTCGATGGAGTCGAGGAAGGCCTGGCGCGCGGCGTCGTCGCCGCCGGCGGAGAACCGCATGCGGATGTCGGTCGGCAGCTGGACCTTGTTGTAGGTCTGGAAGCCGCCATTCTCGGTCGGGTAGTCCGAGATCGGCAGATCCTGCCGCAGCGAGAACGTCACGGTGTTGTCGGCCGCCAGCACGTTCACGCCGTCGAGGAAGATGCCCCACTGCGGCTCGACGGCGCCGAGCAGCCCGGAGACGAGGTCGCTGGTCAGCAGCGCGATCGCGTCGGTGGCGAAGCTGGCGAGCGCCGGGACGCCGGGGACCTTGGGGACGGCCATCAGGCTTGCCCTGTGTTGAAGGGGACCGCCGAGGCGTACCGCCGCAGCGCCGGCACGAAGTCGCGCGCCACGCCGTCGCCGTCCTGCGCCTGGCTGTAGATGTTCACGCTGCCAACGGTGAGGGTCTGCGAGGTCGAGTTGCTGCCGCCGGTGCCCGCCGCTGCTGCGGCCGGGGCTCCGGAGTTGCCGCCAGCCGCGCCGTAGTATCGCTGCGCCGCGGCCGGATCGTCGAACTGGACGTGGATGTGGCCGCCGGTCGAGCGCCCGGAGGGGTTCTTGTACTCGTCGATCACCCTGGCGCCGACGCCCATCGCCCGGAGCTTGGCGCGGATGCTCTCGGCGACCGCCGCCGACTGGGCTGCATTCTTCAGCGTGAAGTCGAGCGCGAGGCCCTGGGCGTGCTTGGAGTTCGTTCCGGCGTGGTAGGCGTCGTTTCCGGCGGTGAAGCGGTCGAGGTCTGGAACCTCCCGCTGAATCGCCTCCGCCAAGGCAAGGACGGCCTGCGATTCGCCGCCGGAGAAGGCCCCAGCCTTAGTGCGAAGCGCCTCAGGAGGCCGAGATCGCGGCAGCGGCGTTGGCGCAGCAGGCGCCGCAGGAGTCGGCGCTGTCGCGGAGGCGGCCGCGGCTGCGTTTGGGGTCACAGCAGCGCCCAGCATGTCCTCTGCCGTGCCGCCTGGAGTGACGCCGGTCGTGCTGTGACTCGAAAGGAATCGCCCGAGCAGGCTGTCCTTGCCGATGACGTTGCCTTTTTTTATGTCGTCGATCAGCTGGCGGAAGTCCGTCATAACTTTTGTGATCGACGGCGCCACCCAGTTAAACAGGGTGCGGCCGAGGTCCGTCGCCGCCTGATCGACGAGCGCGAGCTGCTTCTGATATTCCTCCGCCTGTTCCGCCGCTTCCTTGGTCGTGACGCCGGCCTTTCTCGCCGCATCGAGATAGCCCTCGACGGCGGCGCGGCCTTTCAGCAGGAGGTTGATGGTCTGCTCATTCATGCCGGGGACCATCGAGAGCAGCGCCCGGGCTCGTGCCGGATCGACGCCCTCCATCGCCTTCGCCAGTTCGAGCAGGATCTCGGCTGAGGTTTTCAGCTGGTGGTTGCTGTTGAAAACGCTGATGCCGAGCCGGTTGAACAGCGGCAGGAATGAGGCCTGCCCGGTCAGGACGAGGTTCTGCATCTCGCCGGAGAGGCCCTGCAGCGAGCCGGTGATGGTCTCGACGCTGCCGCCGGTCTGGCGCGCGGCTCCTTGCCACGCCGAAAGCTCCTGCGCGGTGATGTCGAGCGTCTTCGCCGTGCGGCCGGTCGCGGCGTCGAGGTTCGTGATGTAGCTGAGGAACTCCTTGGCCCCGCGGCCGCCGAGGAACAGCGCGCCGATCTCGAGGACCTGCCGCTTCAGCGTCGAGAAGAATTGCGCGGTCTTCTCGCCCTGCGATTCGATCTGCTTGCCGCCGGCGATGGCAAGTTCCTGAAACTTGCGCAGCGCGCCGAGCGCGTCGCGCTGGCCCTCTGTGAACTTCCGGGGGTCGAGGCCTAGCTCGAGGACGAGGCTGTCGATGACGGTCGCCGGCATGGATCATTCACCCCGCGTGGCCCGGAGGGATGCCGGACGAACCAACGAATCCGTGCCAATGGCATCCCTGATCGGGCGGCCGCTTGGCGTCGAGCAGAATTGACGGCATCAGGACGAGGTCGTCGAGCGAAGATCCGCGCGCCGTCCAGCGCGATGGCTTGCCCTCGGCGTCACGGCTTCCGGCTTCCTCCGGCACGCTGCGCCCTGCGAAGGTGACCATGACTGAGTGCGTTCCAGACATGCCGCCGTTCTTGGCGAAGCATTTGGGGCACCCGAACATCAGGTGATCGGCCTCCGCGACCGTGTCGACGTTTTCAAACGAATAGCTTTCTGGCCGTGGCGACCATTTGTACTTCTCGCCGTCACTATCCCGGAAGACGTACAGTCCT